GGATCTAAAGGATGTGCCATTACTCTAAAGTTTTATCAATCACATTACCATCATGAGTATATTCTTCATACTCTATAATTCTAACAGAATTATAAATACAATATTTACCGGACGGTACACAAATGCAAACATCTCCATTACCACCTTCATTATCCCACCAATTCTCAATGTCATTAATTAGTTTGTCATTAGTCCAACTTTCTATTAATTCAGCAATTTTACTGTTTAGATCTATAAGTTCATTTTCTGAAGAAAAAGAATCTACATTATCCAAAACATCAGATGGTTCATTTATTTCTTCTGTAGTATAATTGATACTTTCAATTGCACCACTGTCTCCTGCACCTTCATAGTGTATTCTAATACCAGTCACACCAAGGTCAGCCAACTGTAATAGAAGGCCTGTCATTTCATTTTCTGTCATACTTTTGCTTTTTTAATAAAATATTTTGCTACTTCAGGAATGTGTTTCTTGTAATAAGGTTGTTCAGACTTACACCATTGTTTTACATCATCCTTTGTATTAAATGTTTGGTACGGAAATGTTATTTCCAACTCATTGATAAAATCTTGTACAGTCCAACCTTCCCAGATATGTCTGTCATTACTCATAGTTATTTTGTTTTAATTAGCATAAAGCCATTCAAATCCTCCAGCTGTTTTAGCTTTACCATTTAAGCACTGACTAATTGTTCCTTCATTTATACTACAATAATTTGATGCTTCATGTGCATTTCTATATGTAGAAATATAACTACCTTTCCAATATTTATGAATAGGGGTATATTTATTACCTAAAGTTGATTCTAAACAATTTCCAATTTTATGTAATGGTTTGTTATTAAATACTTCTCTAAATTGAAAACCATTACCTGAATTTATTTCACCTCTTAAGCATTGAAAAAGAGTTGCAGGAGATATCTTCAAGTCTAAAGCTATTTGTCTTTTATTTTTACCTGTTACTATTTCTAGTAAGTGACCTTCAAGGTCATATATTGCTATTTCCATTTTATTTTGTTTTATAGAACCTCCCAAGGATGTTCCCATTTAGATACTCTTCTTTCTCAAGCACTTCATATTTAAACTGATGCTTTACTTCTTGATATGTTAATTCTATTCCTGAATAACATATCATTAATATCTCTCTCTTAATAATAACTCCTGCTTTGTGAGCATCTTTAAGAGTTTTATTACTACTGTAATAATTCATGAAATCAGGTTTGATATCCCTGGTATATTTCTTGAGTCTTTTATCAGTAGTCATAGCCAAAGCTTTTTTACCTAATGGTTTTTTGATGTTGGCAAAGAAATTCTTCTTACCAATGTATGCAACAGACTTACCATCTATAACAGCAGTCATTATGTAAACAAAGCCTACACCTCTTTCAGGAATCATAGAATCTGAAAACTGTTTACCTTTATATATCCAACTCATTTTTTTTAATTAATGTTTCAACAGACTCCATTTCTAAATGCATTATTTTTATGTCACGTTCACTAATAAAATTTAATAACAACCCATTTCTATGTAATAATAATTCAACTTGTTGTTCAAGTGCTTTAGTTTTTTTTTCTAATGTGATAATTTTTTCATTAAGATCTGCTATACTCATAATGCTTGTTTTAATAATGGAAATAACATTTCTCTTACTGCATTAACTCCAAAGTCTTTTACAGAATCTGAAAGATCTTTAGACATGTTTAAATTAATGTAGTTAAAGCCATATTTAGTCTGATACTTGATAGCAGAATTAATACCTGGTTCATCATTATCAAATAATACAATGATCTTTTGATACTTCTTTAGAAGAGGTGACATAAAACTCTCTGGTATGGTGCTATTCTCACTATCTGGTGCAATTACTTCAATACCAGTAATACCCAGTGTTTCAAAAGACATCAGGTCTTTTAATGAAGAAGTTATTATAAGATATTTTGATTTAAACTCAAGCTGATCACTACCTTGTATGTAATCTTTTACTTTAATGAATTTGTTTTCCTTATTCTTTGGAGTATAGATTTTATACAATGTACCATCTGATCTAAAATAACCATAGATGAAATTACCTTGAATGTTTATTGTATCCAATAACTGACCTTCATCTTCCTTAGTCATTGTATAATAGGACAAGGGAAAAACATTGAACCTTTTTAGTATTCTTGAAGATATCTTAAAGTTCTTCCAATAGGCTTGATCTAGTGTGTTCCAATGTCTTATTTCATAATCAGACACCACATATTTGTTTTGTGGTTTGTAATCAATTCTTTCATATGTATTATTTGAAATATAAATGTTGTAATCATTCATTATTCTAAATGATGCAGCACCTCTACCTTCAAGATTAAACATATGCATTACAAGACTTAATCCATCTCCGTTAAAACCAGATGAAAAATCTTTAAATCTATAAAATCCTCTGTTATCTGTATAAATACACATTGAAGGAACTTTATCATTAATATTAAATGCAGATTTTATTTTTAAACTCTGACCGCAAAGTCTTTCTGTAAGGTTTAAATAATGCTCAAATACCCATTCTCTAGGGATGTCATTCAAATCAGAAATTATAATGTTTGTAGAAATCATAGTTTATTATTTAAAATAAAGGGGGACCTGAATGATCCCCCCTAAACTATATTAGTCTAAAGAAAAATCATTAGATGTATTTGGTACTACACTAAAGTCATCATCATCCCCAAAACTGTCAACATTTTTTACTTCAAGTTTTTTCAAATGTTTTGCCTCATCATAAGTAATTACTTTACCATCTTTGGTATTACCATAACCATACTTACCATTTTCTGCTTTAGGTAACCACATGTCATAATTAGTATAACCACTTTTACCAACATACTCTTTACCAACAACACAAAAGTCAAGATACTTATCTGCAACTGGTGCTGTTTTATTAAAGGCATCAACAAAAGCTTCAATAGTATCATGTTTATTGTGTTGTTCTGTCATCCATTCATTAATATCTAAGGCTTTGCAAAGATTTTGTAAAAAGATAAGAACAGATCTATCTCTTTGAATTTTAACACCAGATTTTGTTTCACCATCTGCAAATGCATATTGGCTTGCTTTTACTCTACCAATTTGACCAGCATAGTGTCCTTTGCTTTCATCATCTTTGTCAATCATGAAACCTTGGAAACCATCAATTGGTTTTGTTTCTACATGCATAATCAAATGATATGCATCTTTAATAAATTGAAAATCTTCAAGATCAATTCTATTAATTTTTAATGTTTGATTACCTGGGGTAATTGTTTTTGGTAATCCTGAACCCGCACTGCCTAAATCATCTGTACTTAAAGCCATTTTTATTTTATTTTAATTGTTACACATAAATTTTGTCCCATGTTGTTTTAAGGACACCATCAATCATTTCACTTATTACTATCTCCTCATTTCTAAGATGATCTGGTCTTGCACCACAAGTAACTTCTTCATTTGTCTTAAATGACAAAATTGTTTTATTACCTTTTCTATACATATACCCAATAGCATCTGCATTAGCACAAATAAGAGACTTAATTTTACCTGTCAAATCAATGTTTGCAGCCATAACCATGTCTCCTTTATCATCAATTACCTTGTCTTTAATATGACCAGATAAAATAATATGGGGTGCTAAGGTATCAATAAAATCTAATACTTGAAAAAAAGCTTGACGGATATATAAATAACCTGCACCATTTGGTAGTGTAGTTACATTATCTCCATCAAAGTTTTTACCCATGCTTGTTGCCTTGTAAAGTTTAACAGCCAGTGGCATAATCATCTCTTCTAATGCAGTTACCGTATCAATAGTAACAAACTTATAAGGACAACCTGCATCTTTAATTGCTTTACCAGTATCAATCAATTCTTGTAAAGAATTAACTTCTACCTTTAATGCATCAACATAGTTACTACCTTTCTCTAGGTCAAGAATAAGATTGTTATCTAATCCTGCATAAGCAGTAGTCTTACCTGTTTTTGGTTTAGAATAAATCACAAGTCTTTTTGGATTTACTCTTGTAGATGCAACCTTTTTTGTTGGAAGAATTATACTCATAATGTTTTAATTAAATCATTTAACCATTGTTTGTTGCTTACAGGTTTCTTCCATATGATTGCAGCAAAATCTTGTAAGGTCATTTCAGTTACTAATGGATCTTTATGTGAAAGTTCAATTTCAGCAACTGTTGTAGGTTTTGAATACTCAGTTTCAAAATTTGGAAATAACCCTAATGATTTTTGCAATTGTGGGATCTCTAGTGCAGCTTCCTCTTTTCTTTTTTCATAAAGAGCATAACTGATCTCTTGACCACTTGATAGAACAACTACCATCTCATTCACAGGAACAATATACTTTCTATCAGTTTTTCCTGCATTGTCAATGGTTTCTTGGAAATCATACTCTTCATCAAAATACGGATTGTACTTAAGTTTTACTAACTGTCTATCCTCTGACATAGGAACGATATTGACTACCTTACCAGATGCATCTTGGATATTTTCATAAAACTCAATGTATATATCCTCTCCTTTTTTTAACTCAGAATCAAAAAATTGAACCTGTCTTCCATACTTTCCTTTCTTAAAGAAAGCTGTCTTAATAGTAAAAAATGGTTCAGCAATACCAATTGCTTTAAAAGTTTCTATATGTTGCATATAGAATTCTTTTTCTTTGTCTTTTCTTAAATTGTTGTTTGTCATACTTGTTAATTTACTTGGATTTTTTGTGAAACTGCCCTAGCTGGAGTATTAATTTCTATAATCCTCATGGTTAACCTATCAAGTTTAAAGAAACTTATTCTAGTTAAACCATTTCTAGATTTGATAAAATGAAACACTAATGTATCCGGGTCTTCAATCAGAAACTTCTCAGGACCATATTGTTTTATTCTTCTTATAGAAGGTTTGTTAATACCCATAACTACGTCAGCATGTTGTAATAAAGCATCAGAACCATAAATATCAGAATCTAATACATAATTTCCATAGGTGCCTTCAATTTGTCTTTTGATATCATCAATATTTCTATTCAACTGACTTAGGACAATAAATGCAACAGGATACTTCTTTTTCATATTTGTCAAAGCTTCTCCTAATGCACCTAACATATCAAATTTGTCTTTTTGTCCAGTGTCATTTTTAAATAGAGCAGAATGATCAATTGCTACAAGGAGATTTACATATGTACCATCTGGGTTTTTGTGTCTTTCTAACTCATAATGAATAGTTGCACACATTTCATTTACTGTACACACATCATAAATCACATTTACAATGTCACTTTTTGCTGTTTCATGATAATAATCAACACATTTTTCAAAAATGTTTTTATCAATCAAATTACCGTTTTTACTCATTAATGTATTGTAATCAGCACCTGTTTTCAGACCAAACTTTCTTATTGCACTTGTTTCATCAACCATTTCCATTTGAAACTTTAGAACTCTAAACTTTTGATTAGGATTCAGTTCTATGATATCTGCTATCAACTGTTCCATAAATAAAGTTTTACCTGTTCCCGGTCTAGCACCAACTACAGTAATAGTTTTCCATTCTAATCCATCACAAAAAGCATCATTAAACTTAGGCCACGCACTTATCAGAGCAGGCAGTTTACCTTCTCTTCTTGCCTTCATCTTAAGAAGACCTTTTTCTAAACTTTGTCTTTCACTAACTGGTAATAAATGCTGTGCACCATTAAATAACTTTGCCATAAAGTTTAAATTAAATTATACAATTAAATCTTTAAAGTTTACATCTTCATCCTCAGAAGGATTATTTATGTATTCACAATAACTTGCTAAGTCAGAATCCCAAGATTTATCAATACACTGTTTTCTCAAAAAATATTGAGAAGTTCTCATGAATTCATAATTATTGGATGCAAACTCTTCCACATATTTTTGTGTTGCTTGAAAGATTGTTTCCCAACTGTAATTATAATTCTCAAAAAACCATCTGAATGCATTCTCTAAAGTTTTAGGGTTTACTCTTGCATATTTTCCAGAGGATAACTTTTTATTAGGAAATATGTTTACATATGCCTCTATGTTTTGTGTAAAATTATCTCCCAATAAATCTTTAGATGTTTTCTTTTTGGTTTTTTTGAAATAACTATCAATCTCAGTAGTAAATATAGTACTTTTTTCTGTTAATTGCAAATCTTTAGTGATCCATTGATCGCTTTGCAGTCTTTTGCACTCAAGTTCTATGTTTACAAATGAATGAGGAAGTAATCCTTCTTTCAAACAGTCTAACACATAATATGTATTAGGAGATAACCCATTTTTTATGAGTCTATTAAATATTTCTGTCATTTTACCAAGTTATTGTTTCACCATTTAACTCTTGTACAAGTGTTTGAATTTTAGTAAAAACACCGTCTGAATCCCATTTAGATCCATTATAGGCAGCAGAAGCTGGATGTTTGACAAAAAACTTATGACTATTCTGATTAGTCATGTCAGACCATTCTTCAGCTTTTTTACCCATATATAGATAAATTAATCCGGGATTATAATTATTCAACCAATCTAGCAGATAAGTTGTAAAAGGTTTCCATATATCATAATGAGAACCTATTTTAGATACTTCAGTAGTAAGTGCAGTATTTAACATAAGTACACCCTGACGGGTCCATATTGCTAAATCCAATGGTCTATCATACCCGTTTGGGTATACTTTTCCAATCTCATCATGCATAAATCTTAAGGAAGGTTGTTCTTTCTCAGATTTACTACAGCTAAAAGCTATACCATCGGCAACTCCTAATGTAGGATAAGGGTCTTGTCCAATAATAACTACTTTTAGTTCACTATAAGGACACTCTTCAAATGTTCTAAATACATCCTTAAGAGGTGGTGTAAATCTTTTATCTTCTTTACTTAAATTATAAAGAGTTGTTAGTATCTGATCAAAATCAGAACTAAATATAAAAGATTTAAAAACTCTATCCCAACCACTGGGCTTAAGTTTATCAAACATTTTTTGTTTAATTTCTTCAATATTCATTTTTTTTGTATTTTTGATAAAAATTATTATTATGATAAGAGCAAAAGAACTTAAAGATGATGCAATTATAAACATCTCAGTAAATAAAAGCTTCTACTTGATGGCTAAAGCAGCTTCATTTACAATTCTTCAAGAAATGAACATTGAAGAAAAAGGTGATGAGTACTTTAAAAATATTATTACCACAAAATATGAAGACTTAGATGATTTGCAAAGAACTTTTTATACAATTATTCTTGTTCTTGCTGAAATTGAAAAACAAGCTACTGAGAAAAATTTGTATATTGAAAAAGATATTTTAGAACCTGGTGATGAAGGATACATTGATCCTAACCAAGACTAAGATTATAGTTATCTAATCCAATTTGAATACAACATTCAATTGCAAGCATAAGTTCATCTTTACTACAGTCAGCAAATGATTTATCATCTATGCCTGATCTAATTTTGATGATCTCTTTCATCTCTTCAAAAGTATAACCAGATTCTTTGGCTAATTCCCTAATACATGCATGTACTTTAGCTAATTGTGCTTTACTATGATCTGCATCTGCAAGATCTAAATACATGTCTACTTTTTGACCTTCTTTGATTTTATCTTCAAAGATCTCATATGCTAACTTATCTTTTGGTTCTAGATAAGTTAGCTTACCATTTTTCTTAATAAGTTTTAATGTTTGCATGCTAATCTCTAATTACTGTTTTACATACTTTGATAAAAGCTTTTAAATGCTTTTTCTTTGTAATTTCTAGATCCGGAATGTCCCATGAGATAACCTTCCAACCTTTTCTACTTAAAGTTTCATCACTATCTGATGATGCTAAACTTAATCCTGTTGCTAAGTCTAGAACATAATAGTAGTAATCATATCCATTATTAGTATCAACATCTCTAGCTTTTACTTTAATAAAGCCTAATTTTTTTAGTGTTTTTTCTGTCATCATCTTGTTTTCAACTTATTTAATTGTGTAATTTCCTATAAGCATTTCAGGAGAAACCATTAAAACAGTATAGTCTTTCTTTACATTTGCATATGCTTCAGAATCATAAACTACTCCATACTTCTTTTGTCTTTTCTTTCTGTAATGCTTAAGTATTGTATACAACATGTAGAAGTTATCTTTATCTGATGAAACTAACATATTCAATAAGTTTTTAGACTCATCATGTGTTATCATATTCATAGCCAGATTAAGATTAATTTCTGCAGAAAAAATAAATGGTTTATACTGATCTTTCCGAGTACCTTCAGAATACATGTACCATAAATAGTTCATGCTTTTATCTTCACTATTGCTTAATTCATAATGTTCATTTGCTATTTTACTAATAAACTTCCTTATTTCTGCTGTAATCATTTCTGTCTTAGTATTAGTTCATCAAGAGTTCTAGGAGTGTAATCTAGTAGATGAGCATCAACATTAAAATACTTGTGTTTAGTAACATCTAATACACTTCCTGGATCATCATACTTATTATGAGTTTCTACCTCTTCAAGCTTATTCACATGATGAATATGAGCATGTATGTTACCTCTGTAAAAGTGTACTTCATTAGGATGAATAGGTACATGTGTAAGGATAAATCCTTTGTAGTCTACTGCTCCGGTAATACCTTCTACATACAACATTAACTGCTTGGAATCCTGATACTTGTCATGATTGCCACCTACTATAATCTTTCTGCCTTGCAAAAGATCCAGCTTATAATAATCTAGATTCTTTTCCATAGTAATATCTCCAAGAATATAAGTAGTATCTTTTTTGTTTACTACTTTATTCCATTGCTTTATTAAGTATGCATCTTGTTCTTCAGCATTATCCCAGCCACGGTATTTTGCTACTGAGTTGTGCCCAAAATGCAAACAACCAATCATTCTTACATTTGACATAATTTTAAATTTTACGGAATTCTTCAAATGCCATATACTGATTAATCCTTTGTAGTAGTCTATCTACTATATCAGGATAATAGTCATATGTTTCAAAAGTATAAGTACAATGTCCATAATTAACAGTAACATGTACACTCCAGTATCCTACATTAAGATATGTTTTATCTGAGTTAAAAAGAATAGTAATATACATCAATTCTTTTATTATAGAACCAGGTTTAAGAGCTTTATTACTAATATATTGTCTATATCTATTAGATCCTCCTTTGTCTGGTTTATAACCTTCTCTGACTATTTTCTTTCTTATTTTGTCAATCTCTAAAGCAGTCATACTAAATCTTTTTAGTTTTACAACCTTCTCTATGAAATCTTCTTAATCCACAGTGAATACATTTCTGTTCTATCTGATGTTCACAAAGTTTACTATTCTTTGGTTTAAAATCACTGTATGATTGCCAATAACTATCAGGTGCAGTATATCTAAAACAATGATATTTTAGTTTACAACCTGCACCCGAACATTTACTAATATCAGCCATAACTAATAGTAATATCTAAAACATGCATTATCATAATTAATGATTAATAAAGTATATTTATCTGTATACTGCATAGTAAGATAGCAAGTGATATACTCTTCATCCAATGCTTTCCATGTAATATGATCATCTTCTTCATCAAATACCTCTAAAGTTTCAAATGTAGAACCCATTTCATTATTAATAGATACTATAGACTTATCAAATGTAATAGTTAAGTTTACTTTTTTAACATTAGTCCAAACCCAATCATTTTTAACTTTGGACCATGTACCTACTTGTGCTGCATATGCTCTTTCTGTATTTTGACAGAATACACTTATACTAATAGCAATAAATGCTACAACTAATATTAATTTTTTCATACTACCAATTTGTTACATTTGTTATACAATAATCTTGTCCAGGGTGAGCATTCATCCAATCTCCTTCACTCAAGTAAAATGTTTTTACATTGTCACTACAATTGTTTCTAATGTCAACTGAGTAATTACTTACATTATCAGATACAATTAAACCACAGTTACAAATTTTATTCTCTTCTTTTTTACAGCTAGCAAATCCTATTGCTAATGCTACTACTAATATTACTTTTTTCATCTTAAAAATATTTAATTATTTGTATTTTATTTAATTTTCTCTAGTGGATAACTATTCATAATAATATCCATATCAAGATTTGTTCTATGTTTATATGATGTACCACTTACAATTTCAGTTTCACTTGCTGCTTCTAATGCAGCTTCTACATGAAGTTTAGCAAATTCAATCATTGCATTTGCAGGAACTAAATGTTTATTTAAAATTTCTTCTGCTGTTGGAACACTCATAATAATTTTGATTTAAGTTTAACAATTTGTTTTCTACTGAGTTTAAAACTAGATGTCTTAGCAAAGACTTCCACTTCATTTTCAAATGGGACATATTTAACTGCTGTATTTCCTACATAAGAGTTAACAGTCTTTCCAGTACTAATTGTACCTAATAGTTCTTCTAAGAATAAATCCATCATAGCTCGATTACCTACTACTAAGTAAGTAGCATGATAGTATATCTTATAAGTACCTTCAGAGTTTTGAATAACTCTTTCAATTCTTAATTCTTGTTTTCTATTCTTTAAGATAGTTTGTCCTACTACATCTACTGAAAGACATAGTAGGATTATTAGTAATAAGTTTTTCATGCTTTCTTTTTAAATTGTTCAAACCATACTTGTAGTAAATCAATTGTTCTTTCCGCTCCATCATATTTTGATTTAGCGTGTAGCATTTGTCCGCTATAGTTTCTGTTTTTGTCTGGATATCTTGCTATAAATTCTGCAAATCCAATCATATCTTCCTCACTATACATTCTTTCAGCTTGCCAATTAGCACCTGCTATAAAACCATTAACTTGTTTATCACTCATTAATCCATTTTTATTTAAAGTAATTCTAGAATAATTTTCAGCAACTTCTTCTAATGTTTCTTGTTTAGGTTTACATTTTTCACAAAACAATTCTTCTGTTAGTCCTTCTGAAATAATTACATAACATTCATTACAAAGTGTGGCTCCTA